CCAAGTTATGGATCTCGTGATCACACAAGACCCCACCCATCAGTCAGCCACCACAACAGGAACCGGCTGCTGGATCTGCACATGTTTCCAGGTCTTACCCCACTTGATGCAGTTGATGGTGGTCATATGCACGCCAAACTCACGTGCAATCGCCCCAACGGTCTTGCCACCAGCAGCCAGCTGGCGCTTGATCTCCAACACCTTGGGTTCAGTCAACACCGCCACACCCCGCTGCCCCTTGCGGCTGGACTTACGAGTCTTACTTTGAGACTTGACCTTTTGTACGTCTGCTGTACGTACAAGCTTCTCGCCAGCAGGCAGGGGAATGGTCTGCTTGGGCTTGGTCAGATCCAACTGCACGTGCTGGGACGTCTCAAGCGCAAAGCGTGCTGCCTCAAGCGCCTTAGTAATTTGATCGAACTGGGATTCAGAGAGAACGTACATGCTCATGTGTAAGAACGGGTGCAGTGTAGTAGGCGATGGTCAGTTCTGGATCTCAAGCTTGATGGCAGCCTGGAAATAACCAGCCACCTTGAGACGGCGGTAGACAGAACCGCCCTCCTCGCTTTGCTTGTTTTCAACAGCCTCGTAGTCGCGGCGAGCCTCCTCCAGCGAGGCCATAGTCTCAATGTTGAGCATGTTCAGCTCGCTGTCGGACAACTCCGAAAGCTTGTCCAGGTAAACCATCTTGCCGCCCAACAGGTAAGAGCGGTAGAAGGGCACCATTGCAGTTTCAGTCATTAGCGTGTTCGACTATGTAGGAAGTGCGTAGTTGTCCCCGAATCGCGCCAAGCTGAGGCTCGCCGAGATTGCCAAGGTAGTCTGCCGCACGTAACGCAACCATGTGCGCCATGACGGCTGGATCATCCTTGTACTTGCCGATAGTAACCATCAGCTCGTACACGTAGGAATCAGAGGACTGAAAATCCTCCGGGAAGGGAAGTCCCAAGGTGTCTTCCCACTCCTGTTCAAGTACAAAGGTATCAGGATCCAAGGGATTCGGACCCCACTCACCGCCGTCATCGCCATCCCAGCCATAATCTTTCCGCAGTGCCCAGACATCCTGCTCGTTAGCCATAGCTTGCTCCACCTGCCCAAGGTGGTCGTACCAGTTAGGCCGTTGCTCCAGCTGGAGCAGATTGAACTGTGCGTCAGTCATTTGAATTTCAAGCAAAGTAGTTAGGGTCTTGCTGGCGTATCCGGGTTAGATCCGTGAGTCTCAACTTGAGAATCTCGTGGATCGCCAGCTGTGCAAGTCGAGTGGAGCTGATGGTGTCGCTGGTGGCGAACACGTAGATGAGGTGGCGGTAAAGCTGGGTCAAGGTGCGAACCCGGACCCAGTGCGTATCCCCCGGTATGGGCTCTAGACCTACTTCCCAGTCGTCGTAGTCGTCCTGGTTACGTAGGTCACGAGCTTCAGACGTCCCAATCAGACGTGTCGAGTGGAGTCCAGTCGTCGACGCGATCTGTGAGCATGGCCCGGAGTTCGGCATCTGTCGCTGGAATCAAGTCTTCATCTGAAAAGTAGAGGGTGCCTCGGCACAAGGCAGGCCCCCACTCCGCTGGCTCGAAGGCGGTCTGCGCATAACGCACCACCATGTCGTCAACAACGGCATCGACCACAAGATGGTCACCTTCAAAGCGCAGCTCCTCAATGCTTTGTACCTGGCTCATTTGACCTCCTGTGCAGTTTCGCTGGGAAGCAGGGAATCCATCCACTGGTCCCAAGACATTTTGAGGAACTGCTCCAACTCGACCAGCTTTTCTACCTGCTTCTCTTCGTAGCTGGTGTTCAGACCGAGCCCCTTGTAGCGGGTGATCTGCAACTGGAGCGAGTGCTTGGCCCAGCCCACGGCGTAGTACCAGGGGCTGAGGTCTGTGTTGGAGACTTTGGCTTGGAATGGTTCGTACATTGTTAATCAGTAATGGAGGGCTCGCCGGGGCGGGCTTGCCCTTAGTGTTGCACACAAACAGCCCAACCGCAAGGCTGGGCTGTTGCTTTTCTTCACAACCGCGAAAGCGACTGGGACTGGCTACGCTTTCGGCCCTAGACCTTTTTTGAGGGATCTAGGCGGTCCAGTAGCAGCCGGCTGCGGGAAACAAGGTGGACACCGCGTGAGGACCCACCACCGGCTACCCTTATTAACGAAGGTGACTACTGTGCCAAGGGTCGTGCCGGAATCGAACCGACTTTCTAAGTGCGTTGTCCGCCTGTCCTTACCAATAGACTACCGACCCATGACAATTTAGTGGAAGCGACTATTCGTGATCGGGTAAGGATTCAAGCACGGCGCGGATGAGCTTGTAGTTTTGGATGCTCAAATCAGCCTGTTCTTCATCCAAAGCTTCCAGCGCCTGCTCCTTCAAGCTCGGCGGCTTAGGGCGGCGAGCAATCCAGATGTCTTCGGTTAAACGAACACGGTCACTGGTTTCGTCGATGTAAAAAAGTCCTGCTCCATCAATGATCTCCATGCGGCAAGCCTCCAACTCCTGATCAGCACCCCATTGGGCAGCGCGGGTGGCAAGGTCTAGATGAAAATTGGACTGGGAAATTTTGCCACCAAAATAAGCATCAACCCACTGCTGCACCAGCTCAGTCGGCGGTGGGGTGATGGGGTGTTGTTGTGTCATGGGTGATTAGTGGTAATGACTACTCGTTGTCGGGGAGCTGCTCAAGAGCGCGGCGGATGGTGTCAACAGATTCGTTGGTGAGGATTGTTTCACCAGTCGTGTACCGCGTCAGCGCAGTTAGCGCCAGCTCCTTCAAGCTCGGCGGCTTGGGGCGGCGGCACAACATCAGGTCTTCGCCATCAAGACCCCAGTCGTCCATCAGCGCACAGCACGCCTTCAGCTCTTGGTCTGCACCCCATTGGGCTGCACTGTCAATGAGGTAGTCGTACACGCTGGTGTTCGGCGCTTCGTCAAGCCACTTGTCGCGCAGTTCCTGCGGTGGGGTGATGGGGTGTTGTTGTGTCATGGGTGATTAGTGGAGATGCCTACTAGGCTTCGATCTCGGTGGCGATGGCGAGGAGGCGATAGCGCACCATCAACAGGCTCGGAATCATGGCCGGAGATCCCGGCAAAACCTGATCTGCAGCAGCTCGCAAAGCGGCGGCGACATCGGATTTGATCTGGTCAATCGACTTCGGACAGGCGTAATACGGCACGTCGTAGCGCTTAAGCGTCACGGCATTCAGCACTGCTTGCGCGGCGGGTGAAAGTTCAGTCATCGAGCTGCTCCAGTGCGCGATGGATAATGTCGATGTCTTCAGGCTCAATTTCCATGCGTCCGTCCAATGTGTAGCCGCTTTCAAGAAGCACTCGCATGGCCTGCTCCTTCAAACTCGGCGGCTTGGGGCGGCGACGCTCACGAATGTGCCGCACCAACATGCTGCGCTGATGCTTGGTCCCGCAAACCGGATCGACCAGCGCAATAGCGCAGCACGCCTCCAGCTCCTGGTCTGCGCCCCATTGGGCGGCATGTTCGATCACCTGAAGCGTGAGGTCATGAAGAGGGATGACCGAGGGATTCCCGTAGATCTCGTGTACCCACTTGGCAGCAAGCTTCGGCGGTGGAGTGATGGGGTGCTTTTCCATTACATAAAAGTTTTTATGTTAGGTACGAAAGCTAGTCGTACCAGTGGATTTGGGGTGAGGGGCGTACAAAGGTTTATGGGCGAGTCGCGTTTAATGCAGCCCCGACCGAGCTGCACCCCTCGGGTTGTGCCGGAATCGAACCGACTGTCTGAAGCGTTGTCCGCCTGTCCTTACCAATGGACTACCAACCCAGCCCGCTGCCGAAGCAGAGCGGGAACCCTTCTATTGTTGCACACCTAAGGCTTCTGGCTCGTACTGCGTGAGCACGCAGACGTCAGCGCCCTGGCGCAGCGCCGTCCCAACGATGTAGTGGAACTGGTTCGGGGCGTCGTCCGACTCCTCGATCTGGTACTCCTCCACCTCGTAAGCCATGCCTTTGCGATACCAGGAAACCCGGACCACAGCCAGCAGGTTGTAGGGGATGTCACCAACGGTGTACCCCAGGATCGGCTTCCTGGGGCGTTTCGGCTGGGGCGGTTCCGGCTTCACGGGATCTCTCCACAACACCCACGCGGCAACCCGCATGAGCCCTAGGAAAAAGTTAGGCGGGGTGAACACGAGGGCACTGGGCGTAAATCCGGTCGAGTTCGCAGAGCCGTTCCTCTTCCGTCATTTCTTTTAGGTGACGGTCAATCTCATGGCGCACGAGAAGCGAAAGAAGATTGGAAGGTTTACGGAGGGTGCGTTTACACAGCCAATCGAGCTGTGCCGATGTCTCATCAGGACACGAAAAAGTGATGCGGCGCATACAAAGGTGTGCAACCGCATCACTTTAACGCCTTTACTACCAGATGTCAGCCTTGTTCAGCATCTCGTTCAGCTCTTCCATGGTGCGATCATCGCTCGCGCGGGGATATGTTCCGGCTGTCTCATTCGGGCCAAAACCGTTGCCATTACAGGTTTTTTGAATGGGACACACCTCTTCCAAAAGGGGCGGGTGTCCCATTCGTTCTGTTCCGGCTTCGTTTGAATGGGACACATCGGCATTTGAGCCTGTGGTGTCCCATTCGTCTTCCGTTCCAGTGCAAGGGTTTTGCTCTGAATGGGACACTTTTAAACCCTCTCCGCGCGTGTGTGAGAGAACAGCTTGGTAAACCATTGGGGCTTTACCGCCTTTTCCAGTGGGGCGCTCTTCTGCCACCAGCAAGCCCCGTTTAACAAGCCTGTCGAGGGCTTTACGGATCGCAGCCACAGAACCCCCCAGCAGGGGGTCTTGAACGAGCTGCTGACGGCTGTACCAGCGGGGATAGCCCATACGTATGCGCTGGAGCACCTTGTCGGTCTGACTCGCAGGCGTGGTGTCCGCCTGATCCACCTCAGGGGTGTAATCCCGCAGCGAGTAACTCAGGTCCTCTTCCTGCTTCATCAGGAGCTTGGTGCCGCTGCGCCCACAACGAGATTTTTCGATTGTGATCAAGCGACACTCCTGACCAAGATCACTTTGACCTTGCTGGGGTTTGGTCAGACTCCATGTCTCACTGACTGCATCTCTGATAGCGGAAGTACCTCTAAAACCCCCAGATTTATTCGCGTGGTGAATAATCATGATCGTTGTTGCTGGCCAAAGAACACCATTATTTCTTGTAAGCCAGTACAGGGGACTGGCGAAATCAGATTTATTTTCGTCAAAAGCTTTACCTCCAGAACACCCAATTAGAGAATCAATAACCACCAAAGATGGCTTACGTTTTTTCATAAGATCTTGAAACTGCGCGTAATACTGCAGAGACCAATCTGGTCTCAGTAGAGTTCTATTATCTAGCGGATAATCACACTCCTCAAGTTGCTCCACTAAGTCAGCAATAGGCTGGTCGCCGTTAAGGATCACGACTCCACCCTGTTGCACCGGAACAGGTTTGCCTCTCACTACAAACGGGGTGCCTTCCACAACATGTTTTGCCAAAGTCCACAACGCCATTGACTTACCATCCCCGCCAGCTCCGTAAACGATCACTACAGCCGGCTGAGGCAAAACATCAGGAATTAAGTAACTACGTTTAACAGCGTAATCCTTAATTGTATCCAGAGTTAATTCTCCAGGGCTTTCTTTATAGCCTACGTGATCGACATAAACTTGTTCAAGTTTTGCTTGTTCTCTATAACCAGATTCGATAGCAATCTGGTTAAGTTCATAATTGCGCTTACCTGGATCCTCCAGTTCCATAGCAGCTGCAGTGCGTTTCATGCTTTCTTCAAACGAAAGCTTTGGCTGTTGAATACGAACAACAGTGTCGCTCTCTGCAGCAGAAACAACCTTTCGCAGATCCTCCGAAAGCCACATACGGCCCGGAAGCTGTTGGTCCGCCATCCAAAACAGCGTCCCAAGGCTGACTGGCCCTTTCCGAAAGGACTTCCAGACCTCCTCACAGGGGTTGCCGTCTGCCCAATCCTGTGAAAATTCAGGGTCTTCCGCCGACCAAGCCGACCAAAGCGTCAAACCAAGGTCAGTCGGCAACTCCGAGTGGATCGCCATCCCCACCTTCACCCAATGATCCCGGCTGCCATTGCCCTGCCCCGGAATCACCTTCAGCGCCGACTGGATGATCTCAGCCACCTCAGCTGGGTCTCGATCCGAGAAATCCAGCGCCTTCCGGTTCTTAATGAAGCCACCGTCCTGGATCTCCTTACCGGCGTGATCGCGCATCTCCGCCAGCAGCCACTCAGGGGCGTCAGGAATCGCCTCCAAGTCCCCTTCAAAGCCGTATTGCCCTTCCGGTGCCTTCCCATCACTGGAGCCCGGATAAGCCCCGTAGATGACGCCCTGACGGCCCCAGAGCACCTCATAACCAGCGCCGGTATCCGACAGCCCAAAACCCTTCACCGAGCCCCACAGGGCCTCAGGAACGCGGAAGAGGTACTTCGCCGCGTTCGCCTTGGTCGACGTAACGACTGGAGCACCCTCCAGCGAGTCCCCCCACTTCTTTTTGAGACGGCTGAGATTCCGATCCACGTCGAGAATCACGAGTCCCATGCTGCGACCGCCTGTAAAGACACCCACCGCTTGGAACACATCCGGCTTCCGCTCGATCTGCAGCGCCACATCCGACGGCGCCATCACCTGATGGTGACTGCGCTCTAGCGGCGTCTTGCCCTTCGAGATTTTCCCGGACTGGATCGCCTGATCCTTGGCGTAGATCGGCGCATACGCCAGTCCAACAGGCAGCTGGCGCACAAAAGCCAGCAGGTCCTGCGTCTTACTTTGCGACATGTTAGAGTCTCACATGAGAATGGAATCCACGCCCCCGCAGCTCAGCTGTAGGGGCGTTTTTTCATGGTAGCCAAGGGGTCAAGCAGGTGTTACTGTGTAAGGCGTTGGCACTCCTGCCGACCACACCAAACACCTAAACCATGGCCTTTCTTTCAAAATCCGCATCAGCAAACGTCAACGGCGGCAACAGCGGTGGCGGCTACCTCAGCCTCAGCAAACTCCCCGATGGTGGCTCCGTCCGCTTCGCCCTACTCACTGACGAACCTCTGGAGGGATGGGAGTGCTGGGGCCAAGCAAACGGCACCAACAAGCCTTTCCGCTGGGATTTCGAGCCAACCTATGAAGACGTGGTTGCCGAAATGGGCGAGTTCGAGCCACGCGAAGGACGCGGCGGCCCCGGCACCGCAGATCTGAAGTTCTTCGTGGCACTTCCCGTATACGTGTACGACGCCGGAAAAGTTCAAGTCCTGCAAATCACCCAAAAGTCGATCCTGAAAGAGATCGACGCCATCAGCCAATTAGAGGATTACGCAGATTTGCTGGAGTGGGACTTCACCATCAGCAAGAAAGGCTCTGGGCTAACCACCGAGTACGCCGTACGTCCTGTACCCCGCAAAAAAGGGAGCCAAGAGCACATTGATTCCGCATGGATTGAATCCAAAGCTGAAGGCTTCGATATCTCGCGCTTGCTCACAGGTGGAAACCCGTTTAAGCCTGCCTGATAGGTAAAATGGTGGGGCAGCGGTGCTTCCAACACCCTGCCCCCGACCACCTACCTGCAATAGGCGATGGCACGAGCATACAGGTCCCTTCCCTCCACGGCGGAGTTATGGGAGCTGTTTTCGTTTAACCCTCTCACCGGAGAGCTTTTCTGGCGTGTTCGCCGTAGCTCTCAAACACGCTTGGATGTACCTGCTGGTTTTGTAGACGCCTACGGCTACAGGTCTATCAAGCTCGGTAATTTTCAGTTGAGAGCCCATCGCCTTGTGTGGGCATGGGTCACAGGCGCCGATCCAGGTGCTGTGCAGATTGACCACAAAGACCAGAACAAGGCAAACAACCGCATTTGGAACCTACGGCTATGTAGTGATGTACAAAACCGCGCCAACATTCTTGGGATGAAAGGTTGGTGCAAGGCAAACGGGCGTTTCAAGGCTCGCCTTATAACCCAAGGGAAGGCTGTTTACCTTGGCACGTATGACACGCCTGAAGAGGCTCATGCCGCATACCTAAAAGCTAGGAGGCGCTTGCACGGCGATTTCGCGGCTTGACACTTGTACTAGAATCCAGAAGGGAAGTAGTACCTTCAATGCCTAATACACAAGACACACTTGCTGGATTAAGGCGTTGGAAGCTGGAACGTGACGACGAATCCGACCCCGGCGGCAGAATCTACCGGGACATTAACAGTAACGTGTATCACAGTGTAACTAGAATACTAAAAGAGACAAGCGACACCTCCGGACTGGAACGCTGGGCCGCCCGCCTCGGCGAAGTAGAAGCTACCTGCCAGCGCAATGTTGCAGCAAACAGAGGCAACATGACACACAATCAAGCAGAGTATCTATTAAAAACCTCAATGCAATTAGCCCGTTCAACAGCAAACAAACGCAACTCTATTCGCTGGGACGAACAAGGCCTGGCGCGTATTCCCGTCCCCATCACCCAATGGGCACTCAAAAGGGTACGCCCCAATGTTCCCCCCGTAGGATTCAGCGCAAAAGGTTACGCTCGATCACTATCTGACTGGATCGCCGATAACGTAACCGAGATATTTGCGAGCGAGTTTAGTATTCACCACCCTGCAGGATTTGCTGGAACAGCAGACGCGCTGCTCACCTTAAAAGGTAAACAAGGCATTCATGTTGTCGACTGGAAAACTAGCGTGGGACGTAAAACCGACCGCGACGACAGGCTTCCTAGCGGTCATAGCTACATCGACCAGTGTGGAGCGTATTCACTGGGACTCAAACATTTAACAGGCTTAAAAGCATCCGGCGCCGTGATTGTACTGGCACGTCGCTGTGGCACCCCCAACGTCCATTACATGGATGCAGCGGAACTGGAACAGGCAGAAAAGTCATTCATGGAACGCTGCCACAGATACTTCGATGCCATTCAAGTCTTGGCCTAACGGCCTCGACGAAAACCCATTCATGACTGGAACGCCATTCATGTATTGTTTCGGCCATTCATAATGCCAATACTTGGTATTTATTGGCGATCCTGCTAATACTTCCTCCCATGCTGGGAGTTCCATTGGAACTTGCCTGGCACTCAGCCCTGGGGGGGGTCTTGGGGTGCGTCTCATGAGTCTCACTGAGAAGGGGAATGAGAATCATTCTCAAGCCAAGGCAAAAGGAACGGCTCCCGTGGTGGGAGCCGGATTGGAGCATCAATGGATGGTGACGGTAGCAGTCCCGTTGATTGGAACACCCAGCCTGTAGGCAGCACCGGCAGATAGGTCAACGGATCCGCACTCACACCTATCGGTGACTGGTACTGTCAACACTTTCCCTTGGTGTTGGATCCGTAGGCGAGTCCCGCACCGCAGAAAGGGATGCGCCGCGCTGATTCCCCAGTGCTGGTACGTTTGTCCACAAGCTGTCGTACGACCGTGATACCAAGGGTGATACACAGTCGCCGTAACTTGCCTGGCATTGGCTGGGGCATTGGTGGCCGCCAGCAACCACAAAAAGGCAAGCCGTCTCATGCTGGCACCTTGCGCGAGGGCTGAGCTTTGCCGGCGTCTGATCGGGTTTTGCGTGGGGCTCCCGGTGCTGCCTTGGCCCTGGTGGCTGGCGCCTTAGGTGGCTCCGGTGTGCGCGGAAAAAGTCCCGTAGCTTGTGGAAAAAGTTCTGCCGGGATATCGGCCCCACCGTTAAGGCGCTGACAGTCTCGCCAGTACGGCACAAGCTCCCGCCATAGCTGGAGCGGGCCTTCTTTGCCGTGGGCTGCCTGCAGAGCCAGCAAATCAGCCCAGTCCGTAGCCTCAATGCTGGAACGTTCCACCGCCCAACGCAGGTCGCGCAGGTGACGCTTCTCAAGGCGCAACTGTTCGCGCTCAGCCTCCCTGGCGTCTTTACGGTCTCGCTGACTGGTGAACATAGGCTAGGTGTGCCGTACCCTGCGACATTAGCGCAAGGGTCAACCCTTGCCAGCTGGCTCTGATGTAGTATTGTGGGGAAGTAACCAAGGCACACCCTGCCATGCAAACCACCACACCCAAAGCCAGCCCTGTTCTCCTGGAGCGTATTGACCGTCTTGCCGGATGCTCGGGGCATTGGCTGCTGATTCGAGACGGTGAGCCAGAGCGCGACGGTTTCGGCGCCTGGCACCAAACCCCGGAGCGCCACCTAGAGACCTGCCTAGCTGAGCGCTGGCGCGATGTCTCCCTGGGTTTCGTTCCTTCCTATTGCGGCTGGAGTGATTACGCGAGCACCGGGCTAGTGGGCAAGGCTAATTTCAACGTCTTGACCGATCCCGCCAGCACACCCGACCCACTAGGTGGAATTCTTACCGTTGGTTACGGCTGGAACGGGTCCGGCGTTGTGTTGGATCTGCTGCGGGTTCCGGCGAACGTGATCGAGACCGTAGAAGCGCTGGAGTCCTACCCGCTGATCTCTGAAGACGAACACTCCATGTTGGAGCTGGAAGAGATTGACCGGGCCTGGCAAGACTGCTACGCGTCAGACTGGCGCGACGCAATCCGTGATCAGCTGGCTGCCTACTGCCCCGAAACGGTGCTGGATCAAAACCAGTACGGTCTGAGCACCGCCAAGTTCTGGGCTGATGACCAGCTGGACTCGCTTCCCGATGATCAGCTGGAGCGCGATCTGCTGGAGCTTTTCAACGCTTGCCGCGAAATGGCCGGCGAGGAATGGGAAGCGCAGGACCTGAGCACAGGCGCCTACATCAGACTGGAGCGGATCGCCGCAGGAATCGACCGCCTGGATCTCGTGGGGCTAACCGGCCTGGCACTGCTACCACTCGATCAAGAATGGCGCCGGGAGTCCTATCCGTGGCCGGACGGCTCCCGCGACGCACTGGCGCCGGCCTTGGCTTGACGCCGGGCCAGATCCGGTTCTACACTCTCACACGAGACCCCACCCATAGGCTCACACCATGATCACAACCACAGAAACCCACGCTGCCGCTAACGCCGCTGCATGGTGCGAAACCATCCTGTCCCAGCTGGATCGCCTTAAGGCTGCCTGCCGCGAATCGGACGACGCGTATGAGGCTATCCGGCAAGAGATCCAAGAATCACCGCTAAGCCTCTCAGTGCGCAGCCACTGGGTCGACTTGGGCGAACCGCTTAAGCCTGCTCAGTTTTGCATCCTGTTGAGCACCGGAGGGCCTGGCCTACGTATTGTCGGCGGACTGGGGCGGTTCAACTGTCCGGAGGATGCCCGTATGGAGTATCAGGATTGGGGCACCCCGTGGACTGAGTACCGCGCTATCGGTTCTGTGGTGTTGGATTCTTGGGCGGCGCAGTTCTGGTGGGGTGACTGATTCCGTTACCTACCGATCAACAGCCCGGCCTTAGTGCCGGGCTTTTTTATTGTTGCGCAGTGGTGGCGCTAGTATTGAACCAAACGGCCAGGGAATCTAACAATGTCGGACAATCCGGAAGCTAACAGCGAAGCGCCGGAAGTATCGGCGGAAAGTGAAAAGAAGTACTCACGACCGTTCGGTAAGCGTAACCCGAATGCTGTTATAGAAGAGCGCCGGAAGCGGCTTTATAAGCGGCAGCTGACTGGCTTACCCGTTCGCCAGTTGGTACTAGATCATGCTGATCGTGAAGGTATTGGTGAAGTTACAGCTTGGAGAGATTGGGATGAAGTGAAAAGGTGGAATGAGGAGGATTGGAGCAAGGATCGCGAGAGCATAGTTTCACGTTTGCAGGCTATGCGCATGAGAGCAATCGACGCTGCTATCCGTAAGGGGCAGATAGGCTCCGCCCAACTCCTCATGCGGGACCTTGGCGCAGTGGTTGGTGAGGTCGCACCGGAAGCGCAGGCAGCAGCTGCCCCTACGCTCAACATCACGGTTGAAGACAAGCGGCAGGGTTAGGCAGCTGCCCATCCCGTGATACAATACGGGGAAGTCCCACCAAGACTCCCCATGAACAACCGCCTTCTCACCCTGGCCGCTCTGCTCACCGCTTGCGGTGTGCTCGCCATGGGTGCCGACAATGCAAACCAGCTGGCACGCTGTGAGTCTGCCGGTCGATCGGCTGCTGAGTGCCGGCTCGTGGTGCTCGGTCGCTGAGATTGTTACAATGTATGAACCGACCTCTCGCACCTCGCGGCTGGGTCGGTTCTGCGGTTATACTGTAGGAGTCAACAACGCACACCAAGCAATGACTGCCACCAAGCGCCTGTTCCAGCTGATCATCACCCGCACCGATCGCGCCGCGCTTCCTTCCGGTGCTGCTATCGGATTCTCCACTACTGTTTTTGCTGACAACCTGGAGCACGCCGAACAGCAAGCGGCTCAGCTTGTTGCACGCTCCCGCGACGCTGCCCTTCTTTTTGTTGAGCGCGTCGAAGACGTCACCCCCTGACCCGCGCGGTTAATACCGCAGCTGCCCCGGGACTGAGAATCATTCTCACCCGGGGTAAGGTTCGAGTTTGGCGGAAGCTGGGCGCGGCCCAGGGAACCTACTGACATATTCTCAATTTCTTCTTCTGTACTACACCGGGGCAGGGGTTCGATTCCTGTAATACCCTAGAAAGTACCCTCCTACATAAAAATGCCCGATTCTGCTGGAGCACTCACCCTTCGCTACGCGCAAGGCGAAGTATTTTCCAGCCGAAAACGCTTCAGAGTGCTGGTAGCTGGCCGAAGGTTCGGCAAAAGTTATCTGTCATGTATCGAGTTATTGCGTGGGGCGATCGAAAGGCCGGGCGAAACTTTTTTCTATGCCGCGCCTACGTACCGGATGGCGAAAGACATTGCCTGGAAGGTAATGAAACGCCTCGTCCCGAAAGCTTGGATCAAAGCAAAGAACGAGACCGACCTCAAGATCGAGCTAGTGAACGGCTCGACCATCGAACTGAAGGGCACTGAAAACGCAATGGCCCTCCGAGGCCGCAGCTTGGCTGGCGTGGTGCTGGACGAAGCGGCCTTTATGGACGCCGAGGTCTGGTTCGAGGTAATCCGCCCCGCCCTTGCGGACAAACAAGGCTGGGCACTATTCATCTCCACCCCGGATGGCACCGCCAGCTGGTTTTACGACCTCTGGTGCTATTGCGAGGAAGGCGATAAGGACTGGCAGCGGTGGCAATTCACCACGATTGACGGCGATAACGTCCCACCGGAAGAAATCGAAGCCGCCCGCGCCCAACTCGACCCCCGCACCTTCCGCCAAGAATTCGAAGCCAGCTTCGAAAACCTCAGTGGCCTTGTCGCCATTAGCTTCTCGGACGACAACATCGACAAGACAGTTCAAGATCTCGCCGTGCTACCCCTGCTGATTGGGGTGGACTTCAACGTGGACCCAATGAGCGCGGTCTGCGCAGTCAAAAAAGGCGACGTCTTGTGGGTCTTCGACGAAATCATCATGACCGGCGGCGCCACCACTTGGGATCTCTGCGAAGAAATCCAATCCCGCTACGGCGTGGAGCGCCGAATTATCGCCTGCCCTGACCCCACAGGCGGCGCCCGCAAAACCAGCGGCGTTGGCGCCACCGACCACAACATCCTCCGCAAAAGCGGCTTCACGGTCTCTAGCCCCCGCAACCCCTGGAAAATCCGCGACAAAATCACCTGCGTCAACACCGCCCTCCTCGACGCATCTGGAACCCGCCGCCTCTTCATCCACCCCAAGTGCAAAGAACTGATCAAATCCCTCCGCACCCTCACCTACGCCCCTGGAACGGGCCTCCCCAACAAAAACCTTGGCGTAGACCACGCCTTTGACGCCCTGGGCTACCTATGCCTCCAAACCTTCAACCTTGCCAAACCAGAGAACCTGGGCAAGACCAACTATCGTGTGTGGTAACAGCGGTAATTTTGTGGCTAAAAAACCAACTAAAGCCCAAAAGAAGGTCGCCAAGGTCATGCGTGAGTACGGCAAAGGCGAACTGCACTCGGGCAGCAAAAAAGGTCCCGTGGTGAAGTCCCGCAAGCAGGCAATCGCCATCGCCATGAGCGAAGCCGGCATGGCAAAACCCAAGAAAACCACCAAAAAAGGTAAGAAATAATGGCAAAACGCGGCCTCTACAGCAACATCGCTGCAAAACGCAAGCGCATCGCCGCCGGCAGCGGCGAAAAGATGCGCAAACCTGGCACAAAGGGTGCCCCCACCGCCGCTGCCTTCAAAGCAGCCGCCAAAACCGCCAAAAAACCCAAGAAATAGCCTCATTTTCTTTATACCGAGGCCGCCGATGTACCTACGTCACACCAGCTCCGTCACCACTCCCTACCCCTTCGGCACCTCAGCAGGCGGCGCCGCAGCCTCTGCTGGAGCAACCGACGCCTTCGGCCGTGTCCGTACATCTAACCCACTCACCCTTTTCGACTCCAGCCACCGTTACCACGACAACGGACTTTGGGCCACCTCTACCGCCACGGGCGGAACATCTA